TATCACCTGATATTAATGTATTTACGTTTACATTTTTATCAACTAAACAACTTTTAATAAGTTCAGTAACGATAGTACCTTTTTTAGCAAGAGCTCTTGATGTTAAAATATCTTCTTCCCTTGCAGTCATTGGTCTGATTTCAACTCTTTCACAATTATGAAGTGGAAATTCAGTTGGATAAATCTTACCTAGTGATGGTAGTGGAATTAATTCTGTCTGAACATCAGATCCAAGTGCATTTTTATTAACCATGTGTGTTGGATACTGATCATGATTCATTTCTTCATCATTAAAAAGATTATTTCTATCATTATTCATTTATACTAAACTCCAATTTGAAATTTAATAAGGTTTTATTTGTTGTAAAAAACAAAAAACGCCCGAGAAGGGCGTTAGGGAGAAAATTTATTAATTTAATAAATCAGTACTGAAGAACTGCGTTATCAAATCTCATGTTTAATTTAATTTCAATGGTCTTTTCATCTTCATATGAGAGATCACCAAAATCTGCGCTTGTTAAGAATGCACCTTTGATATCCCAAAGTTCAACAACTGTACCAACGGGATCTAAAAGTTTGAGTTGAATATCACGTTTATAAAAATCTGCATATCCTGCACGACCTGAAACTGATTCAAAAGTTAATCTAATCCATTCCATAACCTGTTGTGATGCAGATGGTGCAATTGGATCGTGAAGCGTAATTGACATTTCTTCAAATTCAAACTTACCTGCAAGATAACGTTTTGAATTAACGAAAGGAATGGTAATTGGTTCAATTTTCATCTTTGGTCTTGCTGCTGTTTTGCAAATAAAAGCATCGACCCCTTCAATCATAAGAACCCAACGGTTACCACGTTTTGGTTCAAATTTTGAAGGTAACATTGAACTAACATCTAAAGTTTCAGCCATTTAAATTTTCTCCTAAATTAAATATTAACTATTTTGATAAATATCAGCTAACTTCAAAATCAATTGAAACAATTTCAACTGCGTTAACTGGTACAATAAAAATTTTTCCTCTTATAATATTGTTTTCTATATCTTGTTGTGTTGTTGTCGTTGTATCGATTTGAACCTTATAATCAGATACACCATTTAATGTTCTTATATTTGCCAAGATAGGTTCAACAAGCGATGAGAATCTTGCGAGTGTTGATTCTCTATTTGGTTCAAATATGAACCTGTTTGCAACCTGCTTGACTCTTCTTCTAATTGTTAAAAGAAGTCTTCTGACAGCTACTCTGTTGAGTGATGTATTGGCCGCCTGAAGTGTTTTCTGCCCATAAACAGTTGGTCCAATATCTGTAACCGTTTGTTTAATAGGATTAATTCTCGCATTATAGAGTGAATCCATTTGTTCTTCTTTTAATTGAATTGTAACATTTGGATTTCCTTTATCGAGAACGCCTCTCTTATCACCTGCAGGTGCAAACCAAATTTGACTTTGATCATTTTTTGCATATGCTCTTAACACTGCAGCAGACGCTGGAACAGTGACAATTGATCCTGTATCTGGATCAGTCATATTAATATCTGGGAAATATGATGCACCAAAACTATTGTCTAATGATCTTGCTTCAAAATTCATTATAGTATTTGAAATGCTTATATCAGATACTGACTCTGTTTTACTAAGAAGTGTATTGGTTTTATTGATTTGTTCAACATCCATTATATAGAATGAATCAAATCTGTCGCTGACAACATTAAGAGCGTAATTTGTTACATATTGATCCCTTATACCAGGTATTGCAAGCATTTGAATATCAATTTCAGATTGATTCTTCATTATATCAAGTGCTTTAACATATGCAGAAACTGTTGGATATGAAAGATCTATTGATGATTCATCTTGAACTGCATAATTTGTGAAATTAGATTTATCAGAATCAAATATATTTGTACCGTTAAACCCACCATATGAATAGAAACTAAACTTAGAATATGTTTTATTTCCACTTAATGTTAAGTCATCAACTGACCATGCTCTTGTTGCATTAATATTGTCTTCAGCTATACCACCTGCTCTAACATAAACAGCATTCTTCCATTTTGTTGGATCAGCATAACCATTTGAACCCGTTACAACTTTTATGTTTTCAAGAGTAAATTTATTTCTATTGTATCTATCTGCATCTATAACACCAAATTGTGTTGTATCAGCAGATCCTTCATTATCATCAACAGCAAAATTTGAATTTGGATTAAACATTGGATAATATTTCATATATCCAAATATACCATTATTTAATACATTTCCATTTAATTGTGTTGTTGATTTTGGATATTCAAACTGAACACCCCATGCAAAATCAGGTGAGACTCTAACTTTTGGATTTGTTGGATCAGCATCGCAAATATTGAGCCTAAATGGAATTGGTGGTTCAACTGATGTTCTTAGAACGTTAATATTTGATAAACCTAATCCACCTGAAATAACGGGTAATGGTGCAGAACCACTTAAACATAAATGTTGTGGACCTCTAAACCCAACGGGTACAGCGTCTACAGGAACAATTCCATCAATAACATCTGAGTGTATTTCTACTCTAACGTATTTAGAAACATTTTGATAATCACCATCGACAACTAATTTTTGAGAGTCGTCAAAATCAAAATACATTCTCATATCGCCTATAACTTTTCCAATATAATTTGTATCTGATGGATTTAACGTTAAACCAAGGCGAGTTTCAAGTAATGAATTTGTTTTAACATCCCTAATTTCTAAATCAAATCTGCTGTATTTATTTGATGAATCTGCAGGTGTTAGACTTGAAATTGTAAATTTAAGATTATTGATAGGAACACCATCACTATTATGATGAAATCTAAATAGGTTATATGATCTTCCTGCGTAATTTTGTGAAATTACCCATGGGGTTTTTGCAGCTTCAAATCTATCTTCAAATGATTCAAAATTTGGCGCTGATGTTGCATTTGCTGGGTGTGTATCCCATGCAGCTGATCCCGTTGTTATGAATGCAAATGATTCACCGGGTGTTACTGATAGCCCAGTAGAATTTACATCTGCTAAATTTGAATCTACATCAAAGAATGAATATAAACAATAACCAAATTCATTGATTTTTGTTGGATCTTGATTTAATGTTGATATATAATTCGATTTTTGTCTATCGAATGATGCTGTAATAACTTTAGTAGCAGAAGATCCACTTAAACCATTTAATAAAACAACAAATTCAGAATTTGAATTTAATTTTCCTATTGTAGATCCGCCTAAATTACCTGTCGTAATTGCTATTGCAGTTGGCGTGTTATTTACAACATAGCTTGATGAAAGTGTTGCTAAGACACCGGAAGCTGTCATTAAAACGCCTCTGACAATTGGGACTGCATTGGTGCCTGTTTGAATTCCAGAATCAGAGAAATATGTTGAACCATTTGATTCAGACATAAAGCATCCAATAAAATGCGTTCTACCTTGGATTCCACCAGCAAATGCATTTGGGTTTGATGTTGCAAGAGTTCCGGATCCAACTATAAACCCAGCATGTGTAACTGTACCATCGGCATTTCTTGTCTTACCGTCACCGGCACCAAGAATTCTCATATATGTTACAGAATTCACATTTGTATCTAGATTAAGATAATTATAAGCCCCTAGAACACCATATTTTGTTCCGTCTGAAGGACCAAAGACTTCTTTGAAGTCATTATAAGTACCCACAGTTACAGGAACATATGCAGGACCTTTTGCACTTGTTCCTATTATTCCTGCTGGAATTCCAACTGGAGTTGGTTTTCCGGGAACTGTTATTGCTGTTTCTGTAACTATTACTTTTGGTGAACCTGTACTCATCTTTACTCCAAATTATATAAATTGAACGCTACTGTTTGTAATTATAAAATCAATAGCAATATATTCAATAGATCTTGTTGGTTTAATCATTATTTTACCATTCAGTCTATTGTTTTGAGCGTCTAATTCAGTATTGTTGGTATTGTCCATTACAACCTTGTATTCTTCAATACCATCTAAGGTTCTAATGTTTCCAAGGAATGAATTTGTATCTCTTATGAATTGCGCTCTTAGTTCAGCCGTATTTTGTTCAAACAATAGGCCTTTTGAAACTTCAACTACAATTCTCCTTAATTCTAACATTAATCTTCTAACATTAATTCTATCGAGTGAAGATTTTTTGAGCTGAAGTGTTTTTTGTCCAAATATTACGTATCCTTCATTTGGATATTTTGCTACTGGATTTATTCTTGATTCATATAGTGAATTTCTGTCGTTTGTATCTATTCTAACAGAGATATTTTTAACAATATCATTTAATCCACCTCTACTAAAACCAGCTGGTGCAAACCATGGTGGTGATTGACTATCACTATATGAAATTGCCGCAAATGCTGCAACTGATGAAGGAAGTTTAACTCTTCTCGTTAAGTTTGGATCAACCACAGATGTTCTTCCGTCTATAAAGATATCTGGGAAGTATACTGCGCTGAAGCTGTTATCAATGTTTCTTGAACTAAAATTATTAATTGTTCTAGTTACATTAGGTTTATTGACTTTATCATTATCAAAAATAATATCATTTGATGAATTATATGAAGGTATATCCATCACATATAAACATAAACCATATGAATTTTTTACTCTATTTAACACATAATCTGTTATAAATGATTCTTTAATTCCAGGAATTATAAGAAGATTATGATTTGCATAGGTTCTATCGGTCATTACTCTTGCAGCTGACAAGTATGATACGATTCCATTGTTTTCAGTTGTTGAACCACACATTGCAAAATTTGTACCAGGTGATTTATACCCAACAGCAGCGCAGCCATCAAATGATGTTGCTTTGTCATTTAATAATGATTCCTGCTGATCAAGAATGTTAACACCATTAAACCCACCTTGCATAATTGTGGTGAATTTCATATACCTTGAATATTTGTTAAATAATGTTGGATCAGATTCATTAATTAATGATGAAAGTGTGATAGAAGTATCAAATTTTCCATTAATTACTGTTGCATTTCTTATGTATTTCGCTGATTTCATTACACTTGAAACATCACTAAATACATTTAATTCATTAGTTGATGTACCAATTGCGGTGTAATTTTCAAGTACAACTTTAGATAATGAGAATTTATTATTGCATAACATATCAGATTCATAATCTGATGTTATTAATCCTAATTTTTCTATACCTAAGAATTTAGAAATATTCTTAATGTAAAGATTTTGTTCATTACTTATATTTGTGTTTGATATATCTGTAACTTTTTCAAATTTAACACCCCAGTAATAACTCGCATTACTTGTTTCTGAGATTTGATCAATTTGACCATCAGTGATTTTGAATCTAAATGGAACAGGTGGCATTATTGCCCCGTTTAAACCTGAGCTGCCACTTAACAATGCTCCTGATACTTTTGATGAATCCAAATTATCAGATACAGATTTTATTAGTCTTGCACCTGAAAATC